CCTATACCAACACCTATTCCTTGGATGGGGGTTTCATAGGTATTTTAATCAATAAATTAGAAATAGTTATATTTATATATGATAAAGTATATTCAGAGGAGAAGACATGTCAACAACAAATAAGATAGCAGAAGTTATAAGAAAAATTGTTCGTGAAGAGGTTCGTAAAGAAGTTCGAAGCGTATTAAACGAGGGAAGGACTAAACCAGCTCGAGAGAAGCCAGTCAAATCAGGGTTAAAGCATGCTCTAGGGTTACAAGACAGTGTACAGCGTAGATCTACAAAACCAAAAAAGCAGGTAAAATATACTAAGAATACTATGTTAAACAATATTCTTAATGAAACTGCTAATGAGATACATAGTTCACACGATAATGCGATTGATTATGAAACTATGGGTAATCAAGCTTTTACTTCAAATTCTGCTCAAGGATTTGATAGAAATTCATTAGCTGCAAAGATGGGATATGGAGAGGTAGCTGCATCGGGTACTCCAACATTAAATGAGATGTTACCTAAAACTGATACACGCGGTATGTCGAACCAAGGCAAAGAAGTAAGTGATGGAGTTGCTAAAGCTCTAACTCGAGACTATAGTGAACTAGTAAAGAAATTTAAGAAATAAAATATGGCAAATTTATTCGACAGAGATGATATAGCATTAGGTATTGCGCTACCATTTGGTCCTGGTCAATCTAGTTTTAAGTTAAACTACACTACTCTAGATCAGGCAAAGACGAATATAATTAATTTGTTACTAACTCATAAAGGTGAAAGATTTATGCAACCTGATTTTGGTACAAATTTAAGACGATTTTTATTTAGACAAAACACAGAGAGTTTAGCGGATGATATTCGCGATGATTTATCAGAAGCTATTAAATTTTGGTTACCTTATGTAAAGGCCGAATCAATTGATATCGATAGAAGTGTTCAAAATATTGAACAGTATACTATACATATCTCAATAACATTTTCAGTAACAAATGATGTAACTAAATTTACAACAGTAACATTTAACTTTAATTCCACAGGTGGGGTATCAGTAGGAAACATATAAGAATATTATGGCATCATTAAACGAAAAAATTTCAAAAGATATAAAGTATATTGGAAAAGACTTTCCAACAATACGTAAGAATCTAATCGATTTTGCAAAAACGTACTATCCAACAACATTTAATGACTTTAATGAAGCGTCACCAGGAATGATGTTTCTTGAAACTACCGCTTATGTAGGGGATCTTTTAAGCTTCTACTTAGATAAACAGTTTAAAGAATCACTCTTGCCATACGCAACTGAGCGTAAAAATGTTGTAGCATTAGCACAGACACTTGGATATAAACCTAGACAAGCTATTGCAGCTCAAGTTGATATAGATGTATTTCAAACTGTTCCTGCTGTTGGATTAGGTAGTAAAAATTCACCAGACTTTAGGTATGCTCTCGCTATAGCAGGTGGTATGAGAGTAAAAGCTACTAAAGAAGCAGTTTTTCGAACAGACTTACCGATTGATTTTTCTATATCAGGATCATCAAATTTAACAGATATATCTATATTTTCAACTGACGATACAACAGGTGAACCTACCTATTATCTACTACGTAAACGAGTAGGATTTGAATCAGGTACAACTTTAAAGCAAACATTTACCGTCTCAGCAGCAGAGCCATTTTTACAATTAACTCTTCCGAGAACAAATATAATAAGCATAACAAAGGTTACTGATTCAAATGGTAATACATGGAGTGAGGTACCATATTTAGCTCAAGATATGGTATTTAAACAGGTGCAGAATAATCAATATATTGAGCCAGCATTATCAGAGCATAGTAGCGAAACACCATATATGTTAAAGCTTACCAAAACATCCAGGCGATTTATAACTCGAGTAGATGCAGCTGGTAAGACAGTACTAGAGTTTGGACCTGGAACGCACACCGGGCCAGATGAAGAGATAGTACCTAACCCAATAAGTGCAGGTTCCGCACTACCAACTGCAACTCCTAGTAGTAACACATTTATAGATCCATCTAATTTTTTATATACTAAAACTTACGGGCAAGCGCCATCTAATACAACACTTACAATTGAGTACGTAGTAGGGTTAGGGGTAAAGGATAACGTACCTGCAGGTGATGTTACTGATATAGATGATATACAATTTATAAGCGAAGGTTCGGGAATAGACATTACATTATTTAATAATACTAAAGCATCACTAGCTGCAACTAACCCAACACCATCACAGGGAGGAAGAGGCGCTGAAACAATTGATGAAGTAAGGAATAATTCACTAGCACACTTTAACGCACAAGGTAGAGTAGTTAGTAAAGATGATTATATGATACGTACACTAACTATGCCATCTCAGTATGGGTCTATAGCCAAGGTATACGTAACACAGGATGAAAAGCTAAATGTATCAGAGGGTAGCAGTAGGCTACGTAATCCATTCGCAGTAAATTTATATACATTATCATATGATCAGGATAAGCAGTTAACTAATACAAATCCAGCAACTAAACAGAATATAAAAAATTATATATCACCATACAGATTATTAACTGACTCAGTAAATATAAAAAATGCATTTGTTATTAATATAGGGGTAGATTTTGAAATTATTACCCTACCAGGATTCAACAGTAATGAAGTGCTAGTAAAAAGTATTAATATAGTAAAAAAATTACTTCACATTGATAATATGCAAATTAATCAACCTATAATACTTGCCGACCTTTATACTGAACTCGCTTCAGTAATGGGTGTACAAAGTGTTACTAAGTTAGAGTTCTATAATTTTTATGATGAAAGCGAAGGTTATTCTGGTAATATTTATGATATAAAGCAAGCAACTCGTGATAACGTAGTATATCCGTCACTTGATCCTAGCATTTTTGAAGTAAAATTTCCGAACTCAGACATTAAAGGGCGAGTTACTAGTATCTAGGAGAAAACTATGATTAAATCAATATATGCAGACGCAGACACATCGATCTATGAAAAAACTGGTAGTATGAATGCTGGTATAGATTCTATTTTAGAATTGCAAAAAGTATCATCCTCAGCAGGGATATTTACATCACGAATCTTAATAAAATTTCCACTAGAATCAGTAAGTGCATCTTGCGCCGCAGGAGATATAGTAAATCCAAAATTTTATCTAAATTTATATCAAACTGATTCTACTGAGGTACCTATAAAGTATAACTTGATTGCATATCCAATATCTCAATCATGGACGACAGGTACTGGTAGAAAGTTAGACCCTGTAAGTTTAAATGGATTTGATAGTGTAGGTTCATCATGGGTATATAGAAATAAACAAAACCCTTCGATAAGGTATGTAGCAACTAAGGATACTCAATGGACCTCTAGATCATTGGATTTAGATTCTAGTATGATATATTCTAGTGTAACTGGTGGTGGAACATGGTTCACTGATTATTACGGTACTCAATCATTTGATCATGAATCAGCTGACGTCAGGATGGATGTAACACCTTCTATTATGTACCTTCTTTCTGAAAGTCGAGCAAATGATGGACTAATAATAATGCGATCAGGATCACAAGAGACAGATGCAACTAGCTATGGCACTAATCGATTTTTCTCCCGTGAAACTAACACCGTGTATCAACCGAGGTTAGAAGTAGTATACGATGATTCATCTTTTGATTCAACTGGATTATCAGAACTCACTTCTGATCAGAGTGTTGTTTACCTTAAAAACTTAAAGCATGAGTATAATCATAAAGAAGTACCTATGTTAAGAGTAATAGGTCGAGATAGATATCCAGTAAAAACATTCTCAACTCAATCAAATTATAAAAATATAAAATTTCTACCAACATCATCATATTATGGAGTTAAAGACGCTTTAACTGAGGAGTTTGTAATACCTTATAGTAGCCTTGGAACAAAGTTAAGTTGCGATAGCAGCGGTAATTATGTTAAGCTAGAGATGAGTTCATTTATGCCAGAACGGTATTACAAAATGTGCTTTCAAGTTACACAATCTGATTCATCTGTTGTAGTATATGATGAGAATTTTTATTTTAAAGTTAAAAGATAATGGCATCTAATATATCAAATACAAGTCAAGCGGTGCAGGCACTAGTAGCTGCAAATCCAATTCCAGGACTATCAGTAATAGATCAAGCAAAAAACATTGCAAATCCAGGATCAGTAACTCAAGCAAATGCTTCTCAAAATACATCAAATGCACAATTTGGATCAATGAACCCTAATGCAGGGAACTGGGGCCCAGCTAAAATACAAAATCTAAATGCTAAGATGGGTGG